GAGAACGCCGACGGCACGCTCGACACCGGCCGCTGGGATGCGTTTATCACCCGCATGATCGGCGAGGGCAAGATCAACCAGGCGCACTACGACTTCGCCCAGGGTGTGTGGGACCTGCTCGAGGAGATGAAACCCCTCGCCCAGGAAACGCACCGCAAGGTGTTCGGGCGCTACTTTGCCGAGGTCACGGCCAACGAGGTGGTCACACCCTTTGGCACCTACCGCGGCGGCTACGTGCCGGCGCAGACCGACTCGCGCCTGGTCAAGGACGCGAAGCTGCGCGAGCTCGCCGAGGGCGAGAACGAGTCGATGGCTTACGCTTTCCCGGCCGCGCCCAGCGGGTTCACCAAGGCCCGCGTCGAGTACAACCAGCCCCTGCTCCTGGACCTGCGCGCGCTTGGCCAGCACATGGACAAGGTGCTGCTGTTCTCGCACCTGCAAGGCGCGGTCACTGACGTGCGCCGGCTGCTCACCAATAAGCGCGTGAGCTACGCGCTCGACCGCATCGATCCCGGCGCCTATGAGGGCATGCTGATCCCCTGGCTCAACCGCGCAGCCAAGCAGGTGGTCGAGACCCCGGTGGTGGGCGATCGCAAGCTGAGTCGATTCTTAAGCGCGGCCCGCTCGCGCGCCGGCATGGCGCTCATGTTCGCGAATCTGTCGAACACGTTCCAGCAGATCACGGGTTTCAGCCTGGCCGGCGTCAAGGTCAAGCCGGGGCTGATGATGAACGCCACCGCGCAGTTCATCGCCGACCCCAAGGCCATGAAGACTGAGGTGGCCGAGGCCTCGCCCTACATGAAGGACCGGATGCTCAACGAAGTCGGCGCCATGAACGACGCCGTCGAGGAGATCCTGGTCAACCCGACGCTGCTGCAACGGGGCCAGGCCTGGACCAACCGGCACGCCTACTTTATGCAGGCCGCGGTCGACAACACCATGAGCCCGATCATCTGGACCGCCGCCTACAACCAGGCGATCGAGCAGGGCCAGGACGCCAAAGAGGCGGTGCGCTTTGCGGACGGCGTGATCCGCCAGACGCAGGGCTCGACCCTGCCCGAGGACATCAGCCGATTCGAGTCGGGCCCGGGCTACGCGCGACTGTTCACGCAGTTCGTGAGCTACTTCAACATGATGGCCAACACCAACGCCACGGCGGTCAAGCAGATCGCCGGCGAGATGGGCATCAAGAAGGGCGCCGGCAAGATCCTGTACGTGGCGCTGGCCGGCCTGCTGGTGCCGATCTGGGTGGCTGAGGCGATCGCCCAGGCATTCAAAGGCGGGCCCGAGGACGAAGACAAGGACGGCTGGATCGACGACTGGCTGCTCGCGGTGTTTGGCTTGGGCACGCTCAAGGGCCTGGCCGCGCAGATCCCGCTGGTGGGCCAGGCCGCGCAGCTGGTCGTGAACCGGTTCAACGACAACCCGGCCGACGACAAATTCAGCCTGTCGCCGGCGGTGTCGCTGATTGAGTCCACCGTCAGCGCACCCTCGAGCGTCTACAAGGCGATCGTCGACGACGGCAACGTGCAGAAGGCGGTGCGCGATGTGTCAGCCGCTGCGACCATGATCACCGGCCTGCCGATCTACGGTCTGCAGCGCCCGATCGGGTATCTCGCCGGCATCGCGGGCGGCGACATCGAGCCCACCAGCCCCGTCGACCTGGCGCGCGGCGTCATCACCGGCACGGCCAGCCCCGAGAGCAAGCAGCGCTGATGTGTCCGTGAGCGGAGCTCCCACGCCTACCATCCCCGGTAATCCGTAGGAGCTCTGCCTAATGACGACCCCTTCCACCCCGCGCAAGGCCGGGCCACTCCTTGGCACGGGCGCCCAGACCAGCTGGCCGTTCACGTTCAAGGTGTTCGCCGCGAGTGACATCGCCGTCACGATCGCCAACAGCCTGGGCGTGGAAACCGCACTGGTGCTGAACACCGACTATAGCGTCTCGGTCAACGCCAACCAGGACACGAGCCCCGGCGGCACCGTCACCTACCCCTTGAGCGGCAGCCCGCTGCCGGTGGGCAGCAAACTTACGATCATCGGCAACCTGCCCTACGACCAGCCTCTGGACCTGCCAAGCGGTGGGAACTTCTCACCGCTTGCGCTCGAGAACGAACTCGACCGCCTGGCCATGCAAATCCAGCAGCTGCGCGAAATTCTTAACCGGGCCGTGCAAGTGTCCGTGACCTCGGGGGCCAGTACCGTGCTGCCGGCGCCCGCGGCGTCCAACGCGATCGCCTGGAACGTCGCCGGCACGGGGCTTGAGAACGTGCCGCTTGCCGACCTGGTGACCGTCGTCGCCTACGCCAACCATCGCTACGACACGTTCGCCGGCAACGGCGTGACCACCACGTTTGCACTGACCGAAGACCCGGCCGTGATCGGCAACCTGGACGTCTCCATCAGCGGCGTGGTGCAGATCCCGGCCGCTGACTACCTGCTGGTCAACGGCAACCTGGTGTTTACCAACGCACCGGCCAACGGCACCACCGTGCTGGCCCGTTACGGCGAGGCGCTGCCGCAGACCTCACTGTCGATCGCTACGGCAGCATTTACTGGCACCGGCGCGCAGACCAATTTTGCGCTGCCTTCGCTACCACAGAGCGAAGACAGCACCCAGGTGTACGTGAGCGGCGTGTACCAGCAGAAGAGCACGTACTCGCTCAGCAGCAACACGCTGGTGTTTTCCGAGGCGCCGCCGGTCAACGCAAAGATTGAAGTCTCGTACTTCTGAAAGGACAGCACGTCATGTTAAAAACAGTTGGAAACCCCGCGAGCCGCACCGGTGATCAAACAATCGTTAACGGTAATCTAGTCATCGGCACTTCTGGAAAAGGCATTGACTTTTCTGCCACACCAGGTACAGGCACAAGCGAATTGCTTGACGATTACGAAGAAGGAACGTGGACGCCTACGCTTGGTGGAACTTGGACTGGCTATTCTGAGGGCGCATACACAAAAGTCGGCAACCTTGTTCACGTTTATGGCTGCATTGATGCAGTGACAAATCTAGGAACAGGTAGTACGGACACAATTAGTGGTCTTCCGTTCACGTCGGCAACAAATCCTCCGAGCGGTGCCGGGTTTGCTGGACCAGTAAGTTACTTTGGAAATCTTGCTATCAACGTCATTCACTTGCAGTGCTACGTGGTTCGAAACTCGTCAAACCTGCGTTTCACATCTTTGGCTGCCGCTGGTAGTACGGCAACGAACAACCCTGCAATTTTTGGGAATGGCGCAACGATCTATTTTGCAGCGACCTACCTTGCAGCATAAACGGAGAAAGACATGGCGCTGACAAAAGTCACTCACTCTATGATTCAAGGCGCTGTTGCCAACGTGCAAGATTTTGGCGCGGTAGGCGACGGCTTGCAGGATGATACAGCTGCTTTTGTAGCTTGCATCGCTGCGCTAACGCGCGGACAAACCATGTACGTGCCCAAGGGCGTTTACGTCGTAACTGCAGCATTGACGATCAACAAAAGCATCAACATCGTCGGAGAAAGCAAGTTCGACTCAATTATTTACGCAAATGGTTTTGGTACTGATGTAAGCATATTTGATTTTACTGGCACGACTGGCGCTCGTATTCAAGACCTTCGGATGGAAAACATCTCGCTGTGGTCAGACAATAATTTAGCGCGGGGTATGACGCTTACATGGGTCAACAAATCCAGCTTTTCAAACCTCTACTTCTACAACTTATATCGAGGTGTGGGCGGCGACAACGCTTGGTCAAATAATTGGAAGAACGTATCCGCGTACAACATTACGACAGAGTTGTTTAATTACGGCTCTGAGTGCAATAACAACCATTTTGACAAGGTGGAGTTTCGGGGTGCTACCGGCATCAAAGTAACAGGCAACACCGCAGCGTTAAAGTTCACCGCTTGCGACTTTGAGGGGATTACCAGCACATCCGGTTATGGGTGTTTGCTTGCACCTGTTACGGGAACAACAATTAGCGGTGTTGTGTTTGACGGTTGCTATTTTGAAAACATCAAAGGCGCTGCAATCAGTTGCGATGGCGCCGATGCCAATTCGGTCAAAGGCTTGGTAGTCAAAGGCTGCTATTTCTTCGGCGGCCGCACATTGATTCACGGAACCGCTGGGACTGCCGTCAACGCTTTGGTGTTGTTCAACATTTCTGGCTTTCGTATCTCAGAAAATATGTTTATGGATTGGCAAGACAACGCAATCTTCAGAAGTGCTACGGAAAGCAACGGCGCGGTCGAGAACAACATTCTTTCAATCACTCCAGCGCTGACAAACCCAGCGAACAGAATGTCCGCGTCGGTGATTGTTCGAAACAACACTTATGGGCGACGCGAAGAATACTCATCATCGGCACCTTCATCTGGCACTTACACCGTCGGGGACTTCGTGTGGAACTTGGCCCCTTCGCTTGACGCAAACGATATGGTTTTGCTTGGCTGGTCTAGGGCCACAACTGGCAGTGGCCATGTAATTGGTACGGACTGGTTGCGTGTGTACGGTTCCCATCTAAGCCCCGCAACGTAACGCTTGGGGCTAAATCAAGCGTAAATAAATACTGTGCTGGTCCAGTTGACCAGAATTGATTTTGATTGGAGATCAAAATGGCATTGAAAAAAGTTGAGGTAGTTGACCGTATCGAAGTTCTCGAAAACGGCTGTGTGCAGGTTCGCACGCGCACTTCCATCATGGAAGACGGCAAGCAGATCAGCGGCGCGTTCCACCGCCACGTTGTCGCCCCCGGCGATGACTACAGCGGCGAGGATGAGCGCGTGCAGGCCATCTGTGCTGCCACGCACACGCCAGAAGTGATCGCTGCCTACCAGGCCGCTATCGCCGCGTAAAGGACACCACCATGGACAACGCATTCAAACCCCTGGGCAACACGGTTGCCATCACCGCCGCCAGCACCGCGCCCACGGGCGTGCAGGCCAGCGCCAGCTCCACCAGCCGCGCAGCATTTGCGGGCCAGTACCGCGTCGTTAACGCCGGCAGTGTGACCGTGCACCTGGGTGTCGGCGCCAGCGCGGCAGCTGCCGCGGCTGCGGCCGTCGCTGCGACCTCGGGCAGCCCGGCGGCTGGCATTCCCTTGGTGCCTGGCGCCGTCGAGATCTTCAGCTTCGACGTCGACACGTACTTCAGTGGCCTGGCCAGCACCAACACGACGATCTACATCACGCCGGGCGACGGCCTGTAAAAGCCCGCCACCGCGCTGGGATTCTGGCCCGCCTTGTGCGGGCTTTTCTTTGCCTGGCGCGTGTCCGTGTAACGCAGCTCGCCTCCTACCATGCGGCCATTCGTATGAAAGCGCGCAGCATGACACCAGACCAGCAGACCACTTTTGACGCAACGATGGCGGCGTCTGGCAGCAAGGCCACCTACGGCGGCGCCAGTGCCAGTGTGTTTGGTTGGCTCGTCTCCAACGAGTTCGCGGTGCTGATCGGTATCTTGATCGCGGTCGCGGGCTTTGGCGTCAACTGGTACTACCGCCACAAAGAAGACAAGCGCCAGCAGGCCGAGCACGAGCGGCGCATGGGATTGCGGTAATGAACCGTCGTGCTCTTGCCGGCCTGGCCTTAAGCGCTGCGACGCTGGTGGGCATCGCCGTGCACGAGGGCTATCGCGACACCGCCTACATCCCGGTGCCAGGCGATGTGCCCACCATCGGTTTCGGCACCACCGCCGGGGTGATGATGGGCGACAGGATCACGCCGCCGCAGGCGCTGGTGCGGGCGCTGCAGGACGTGCAGAAGTTTGAGGGCGCGCTCAAGCAGTGCGTCAAAGTGCCACTGCACCAGCACGAGTACGACGCCTACATCTCGCTGAGCTACAACATCGGCTCGGGTGCGTTTTGCAAATCCACCCTGGTGCGCAAGCTCAATGCCCAGGATTACGCCGGCGCGTGCCAGGAAATTTTGCGCTGGGATAATTTCCAAGGAAAGCCGCTCAAGGGCCTGACGCTCAGGCGCGAGAAGGAGTACCGGCAATGCATCTCAGGCTCGTGATTGCGCTGGTCGCGCTCGTGGTGCTGGGCGCCACGCATTGGAAGGCCTACCACAGCGGGCAGAAGACTGGGCGCGCTGACATCCAGCAGCAGTGGGACGCCGAGCGCGCGGCGGCGGCCACGCAAACCTTGGCCGCGAGCGAAGCTGCTCGAGCGAAAGAGCAGGCGCTGGCCTCCACCGTTGAAAGGGTGCGCAATGAGCTTGATAAACAAAAGTTGGCGGCTGCCGCTGCTGCTCGTGAGTCTGCTCACCGGCTGCGCGACTACGAGTCCGCCCTCGCCGATGCCGTCCGTGATCGCACCGCCGAGCATCCCGGCCCCACCAGCGGAGCTACTGGTCCCTTTGCCGCCATCGCCGGTGAATGTGGAAGAGCTCTTATTGCGCTGGACGAACATGCTCGAGGCCTGGAGGCGAAAGCAAGAGCTCTGCAGAACTACACCGCAGGCGTGTGTGTGACGCCGCCGAGCCAGCCCCAATGACGCATGCGAGTCGAGCGCGTTGCCCCCAGTCACAAGCTGTTGCGCGTGCTGCACGCGGCCACCTTTCCGCGCGACGAGCAGCCGGAGTGGGAGTCGGGCACCTGGTGGCTGGTCTTTGACGGTGAGCGCGCGATCGCCTTTGCGGGCTTAACGCCGAGCGTTCAATTCTCCGACTGCGGTTACCTGGTGCGCGCGGGCGTGCTGCCGGCCTGGCGGGGCCGGGGCCTGCAAAAGCGCCTGCTGCGCGTGCGCGAGCGCTTTGCCCGCAGCGTCGGGCTCAACTGGCTCGTGACCGCCACCTACCAAAACACCGCCAGCAGCAACTCGCTCATTGCCGCGGGCTACCGGCTCTATGAACCCAGCCGCCCCTGGCTGGACAAGGGCGCGCTGTACTGGCGCAAACAACTGAAAGCTGACTGATGGACCGAAACAAACTGCGCGCCGTGGTCGAAGACAAGATCAGGCGCGGTGACGCTTGCCACGCAATCTCACGCGAGCTTGGCGTGCCGCGCAGCACCGTGCGGTACTGGGCAGAGCGCGTGCAGCCCTTTGCCGACGAGCTCAACGTCACCCCGGCGCCCGACCCCAACGAGCCGCTCGAGGCGCTGATCGCGCGCAAGAAGGCCGGCATGGCGCGCTCCAACGCCTACGAGGCCTGGGCCAAGCTGATCCCCGTGCAGGTCAAGACCAGCGGGCCCATCGGCCTATTCCTGGTCGGCGACCCGCACGTCGACGACGACCACTGCGACATCGCCCAGCTCGAGCACGACCTGAGCACGGTCGGGCGCACCAAGGCGTTTTTTGCCGGGCACGTGGGTGACCTGACCAACAACTGGGTCGGGCGCTTGAAGGCGCTCTACGCCAACCAGGGCACGACCTTTCGCGACGGGCTGCGGCTCACCGAGTGGATGCTGGGCCTGGCGCCCAACCTCTTCGTCGTGGGCGGCAATCACGACTGCTGGGAGAAGGGCATGGACCTGCTCAGCTTCATCGTCAAGCAAGGACCCAGCGGGCCGCTGCAGGCGCACGGCGCGCGGCTCACGCTCAACTTCCCGGGCGGGCAGGAGATCCGCATCCACGCCCGCCACGACTTCCCGGGCAAGAGTCAGTTTTCCGACACCCACGGCATGAAGCGCGAGCTGCTCTTCGGCCACAAGGACCACATCCTGGTGGCCGGGCACACCCACGTCGACGAGGCCCGCATCGAGCCCTCGATCGACGGCGAGGTGCACTGGTTCTTCCGCGTCTCGGGCTACAAGGTGATCGACGACTTTGCCAAGGAGAAGGGCTTCCGGCCCAAGCGCCTGGCGCCGGGCGTGTCCGTTGTGATCGACCCGTCGCGGAAAATAGCGGCCGAGCGCGTCAAGCCGTTTTGGGACGTCGAGGCCGCCGCCGATTACCTGACATTCCTGCGCTCCAAGGGCGCGTCGAAAGGGAGTAAATGACCACCCGTGTACCCTACTCAATGACCAACGCGCCAGTGAACGTGCGCGCTTTCGGGGCCAAGGGCGATGGCGTGACCGACGACCGCGCCGCGATCCAGGCGGCGATTGCCGCCGCCGATGCCAACGTCGACACCGTCACCGGCAACGTCATCTACTTCCCACGCGGGCGTTACATGGTGAGCGCGCCGATCGTGCTCGACACCGCGCACGTCGACAACCTCTCCTCGCTGACCCTGGTGGGGGAGGGGCTGCACAACACCGTGATCGAGGCTCGCACCGGGTTCAGCGGCGCGGCGATCGTCACCGCCACCAACCAGACCTACTGCGGGCTCAAGGATCTGCACCTGCTGGGCTCGGGGCGGGTGGCCGCAGGCGTGGCCTTCACCAACGGCTCGCACCACACCTTCGAGCGCGTGTTCGTGCAGTCCTGCACCGGCGAGGGATTTTCTTTTGCCGACAACTTCATGCTGACGCTGAAGGGCTGCCGGGCCAAGAGCAACCAGACCGGCTTCGCGTTCAATGGCTTTCACACCTCGACCTACGTCGAGAACTGCTACGCGCTGAACAACACCTCTTCCGGCTTTGGTCTGCGCGACATGGTGTATTCGGCGTTCGTGGCCTGCGCCTCCGACACCAACCTGTACGGCTACTTCATGAGCAACCTGGCGGGCGTGACCTTCACCGCCTGCGGGGCTGAGGACTGCGGGCGCTCGGGGTTTTACGTGTTCGCCAGTGCGGCGCGCGATGCGACCGACACGGTCGACGGCTGCCGCGCCACGCTGACCCGCTGCTTTGCCACCAACTGCGACACGGCGGGCCTGGGCTACGGCTCGATCTACTCCGAGCAGGTCGACACCAGCGTCATCGACGTCACGGTCGAGGACTTCTACGAGTACGCGGTGACCGGCTCGGTGAGTGTCGCCACCAACGCGGTGGCCACCAACCACGCGCTGCGCATCGAGGGCGGGCGGTTCATCAACAAACAGATCTCGGCGGGCCTGGTGGGTCGCCCGGCCGCGTCGCTGCGAGTGGACGCCTTGAGCGTCACCGGGGCCAACACGGTGCTGCTGAACCTGACCTCGCTGTTCAGGGGCACCGCCCAGTACAGCGGCCTGCTGCACATCGTCGCCGGCAACGACCGCTACAGCGCCGACAGCGCGACCAACGTGGCCGCCTACCTGGTGATGGTGACTAAGTCGACCGGCGGCTCGGCGGCGACCGTCGTGGCCTCCAACGGCCTCACCGCCGGCGGGTCGGCCAGCCACCCCTCGTTCACGTTCACGCTCGACACGACCAACAACGAGCTCGAGGTGAGCCCGGTCGCCTCGACCTCGGGCACGTTCTACTTCTACATCACCAAGCTCGGCGGGCTCTAACCCCAGGCCCGGCTGTCGTTGGCGGCCGGGGCCAGCCGCTCGACCGCGTCCTCGGCAATGGCGAGGCGGATCTTGAGCGCCTCGAGCTCGCGGCGCTGGGCCGTGAGCTGCTGGCGCAGGATGACCAGACTCAGGACGTCGCCGGGTCGGTAGGTGTCGCCGCCGGGAGAGCAAAGAGCGCCGTCGTGAAAGCGCCAGCCGGTCCATTTCCCACAGGTGCCGGGCAGATCCCCGAGCAGCAGCTTGATCACCTGGTGCTGGTGGCCCGGGATCTGGACCCGGCCCGAGAGCCAGCGGCGCAGCGTGGTGCGGTGGACGTTCAGTTCAAACAGCACGCGCCGCTCACCGATGAGTTCGATCAGGGCGCGCAGGTGGCGGCCTGGCAGGGCGTTGATCTCAAGCATGCGCTACAGTTTCCTTTAGCAGCTGCTCAACCGTCAACCCCCATTCGAGGACGCATAATGTATAGACCGAGGCGGGGGTAACCCTCGGTTTATCAAATTCTTGACCTAAATTTACTGCACTAGATCAAGCACTTCCGAGCGGGTCTTCACACATTTTCGAGTACGCGATCCATCTGACATTGTTAACCGTGTTTCTGGTGCACGATGCACTAGGGGTGCTAAAACAGGTCATGCGGCTTTAGCAGCCGTATCGTTGCGCCACGGGCAGTACGTTTCTGGAATACGTACGAAGTCCGCGTTCTCCCATCGGCAGGACGTTCCATCGAGGTTGGCCACATACCAGACGGTCTGCATGGGCCGAGCGCCGTAGCCATCTTTGATTTCCTCCCACGTAGCGTCATCGTGAAAAGGTTCGACCGCTTTCTTGACGAGCCGACCAACCGACTTTTGTAGGGTCTCGTCACGACGAGCAACGAAGCGTTCGCCGTAGACCAGATGCAGGGTGGACGTTTCGATCACCATGTCGCCCGGCTGTGGAGACTTAAACCAGTGGAATGCGCGAAGGTCGCGGCTACCCAAGGCCAGGCTCCATGCGCTGTACGCAGCGGCGTGGAGCACGGCAAGCGGGTTGAAGGGGGTGTCGTTCATCATCAGCCTTTCAAAAACGCTACAGATTCCTGTAGCAGATGCTCAATCCTAAAACCCCCAGATTGTACGCATAATGTATATTGTGACCTTACAAATTTGTAAAGTCACCAAAGCACTAGGGGGACATCGTGCTTTGCGTCGTTCTATCAAGTGCTAGAACCACGTGCAGGATGCACAAGATCGTCCATAACCGCAAGAGCCATCGGGCCCCAAGGCTCGTCAATGGCGATCTGGCGCAGGGTGTCCCAGGCCGCGGCCTTGCGCTCCATCTCGACCTGCTCGTCAATGCAGCGGCGGATCGCGTCGTCGTATTCACTTGGCATGGTCGGCCTCCCAGTCATCGCGACAAATGCTGTCGCACCACCGGCGACCGTGATCGAGCAGGCTGTCGCAATACAAGCACCAACCAGTGGACAGCGGCCCAGCGGGGCGGCGCATGCGCAGCGCCTCGCCAAGCGAGCGCTCAACTTCGTTCTGCGCGCGGTCGATCTCATCAGCCATGGCGCTGCTCCATCTCGATCAGCAGGTCGACCTCGTGCTTGATCTTCTCGAGGTCCTGGAAGCGGGACTCGGCCGGCTTGTCGCGCCAGCGGGTGATGCGCTTGACGATGCAGCCCTCGAGGAAGTTCAGTTTGTTGGCGTGGATGTACTCGACCGGCTGGATCTTCTTGTCTTTGTAATGCCCGCCGGCGACCTGAACGTCGAGCGGGCTCTTGCCTTCGGGCAACTCAGTGATGTGGCCAGGGGCGGTCCGGCAGTCGGGGCAGAACGGCTCGGTCTCATAGTGGGGGTGCTTTGCGCATTTCATTGCTTGCCTTTCATGTATTCCATCAGCGCGTCCTGCACGCTGCGTTTGGTGGTTCGCCTGGTCATCTCGAGCTCATCGATCGTGCCGCGTGCGACCAGGTAGTGCACGAACACGGGGCGGTTTTTGCCCGCCTGAAATTGTCGCATCGGCCCCACGCGCTCAAGGATCTGGTCGTGGTACTCGAGGTTGGGGTCCTGGCTGTAAAACACCACGGTGTTGCAGTGCTCCTGCAGCCCGTCGACGCCGTGGCCCATGCTGCCGGGATGACCCAGCCAGACCTTGCCAGAGCCCGCCTGAGCGGCTTTCAGGTCCCGGGCCAGGGCAAGGTTCAGGGCGCCCGGGAAACGCGCCTGGAGGCGCGCCAGGTCGCTCTTGAATTGGTAGCTCACCAGGATCGGGTCGGTGCCGGTGGCATCGACCAGCTCCTCGAGCGCGTCGAGCTTCTCGTCGTGCACGGCCACCCAGGTCGCGCCGTCCTCGAGGTAGACCGAGCCGCTGGCCATCTGCAAACACTTGTTGTACTTGGCCGCGGCGCTCATGGCCTCGACCTCGGTGGCGCCGATCATCGTGAAGAGCTCGCGCTCCATCTCCCTGTACTTGACCTTGGTGGTCGGCGGCAGCTCGACCTCGACCACGTTAACGATCGGGTCGTGCAGGTCGAACCAGTCCTTGGGGTCGAGCGTCAGGCAGATGTCAGCCAGGCGTGCGTGAATGTCGTCGGCCGCCCATTCGGCCTGCACCCACTGGTGAAACTGGCCTTTGTTGACCGGCCGAAACCAGCGCTCGCGAAAGCTCGAGAACGTGCGGCCCAGGCGCTGGCCCGCGTCGAGAAACCAGGTCTGGCCCCACAGATCCTCAAGCCCATTGCTGGCCGGCGTGCCGGTAAGATTGATCCAGCGGCGCACGTCGGTGTGAGCGACGCCGGCAATCGCCTGAGCCCGCACGCCACCCTGGCGCAGCCGAAATCCCTTTAGCTTGGTGCTCTCGTCAGCGACCACCGTGCGAAACGGCCAGGCCTTGCCGGCTTTCTTGAAGTGGTCGCGCAGCCAGACCAGGTTGTCGTAGTTGGTGGTGTAGACCTGGGCCTCGGTGCGCAGGGCCGCGGTGCGCTGCTTCACGTCACCGACCACGGGCTGCACGGTCAGGCCGGTGAGGTGTTTCCACTTGCCGGCCTCGTGCGCCCAGGTGTCGCGCGCCACGCGCAGCGGCGCCAGCACCAGGCTCGGCGCATCCTCGCCGACGACGTTGTGCAGCGTGTCCAAGAACGTCATGGTGATGACGGTCTTGCCCATGCCGGGCTTGGCCCACAGCGCACAGCGCTCGGCGCCGTACAGGTGGCGCTCGGCCAGGCCGGCGTAAGGGCGGGGCGTGTAGGGTTTACGCACGGCCAAGCCCCATCTCTTTGCGGATCTGGCGCACGCGAGTTTCGGTCACGCCAAACTCGTCGGCAATCGCCAAAGGTTTGACGCCTTCAGCGACGCGCTTTTTTATTTGCACAAGGCGGGCGCGCAGTGTTTCCCCACGCTGCCAGCGCTCGAGCTCTTGGTGCACGCGCTTCATACCAATGCCGCGCAGCACCGACACCGGCAGCTCGTAGGTACTGAAGCGGCGCCCGTCGTCAGTGAGATACCGGCGCGTCTTGATGCCATTGCGCTGGCGTGTCTCAAGGCACTTCATGCTGCAGCCTCGAATCGCAGGCGACCGTTGGCGGCTTGCACGTAGCGCGCGGTGCCGGCCATGACCTGGGCCATCTCCTGGGCCTTGCGCTTTTCACGGGTGCGGGCCTGGCGCTCGGCGCCGGTGAGCTTCTCGCGCTTTGCGTCCTTGCCGGCGCCCAGCTTGTAGACCTTGATCACGTCGCGCCCCCGAGAGTCTTTCTCCCAGGCGCTGATGTGCGCAGCGTCCGCACGGCGCAGCTCGCGCATGTACTGCTGGACGGTGACGCAGTGCAGGCCCGTGGCCTCGGCCAGTTCCATGCAAGTGTGCGGGCCGTCGAGCAAGAGCTTGATCATCTGCGCCTGGCTGTATGCGTTGATCTTCATCATGACAACAACTTTTCAATTTGTTCAATGGCGCCGATGACCTCGACGCGCTGGCCGAGCCGGCGCATGCGCTCGTGCTCGCGGTCCTGGGCGCGCTCGTGCGCATTGGCAGGGAAGGTGACGATTGTCTTCGGGTTTTTGAGTTCGACCCAGACCGGAAAGGGAACGCCGACCCCGTTGATAAACACCTTCGGCGGCAGCATCACCAGACGATCGGGCGCCCCCTGGCGGCCGACCCAGGCCACCTTCCGCACCTCACCGCCGAGCTCTTTCACGCGCTTGACCAGGTAGCGTTCGACTTCCCGCTCACGCACGGCTGGCCTTTCGGCACGCCTCGCGCATGGCGGGCGTGAAATCGGGGCTGATCTCGGCCCAGGTGCAGTCGATGCGGCGGGGCCCGCTGTTGTGGATGACCGACAGCGCGAGGGTGGCGAGCATCAGCAGCGCCGTCACCACGAACAGCGCCGCCCAGGCCGCGTACTCGAGGCGGTCGCGCCAGGTCGACGGCGGCAGGGGCTCGGCAGCCGGCGCACGCTGGCCGACCTTGGCTACGCGGGCAGGGCAGTCGCGCCCCTGGTTGCAGTTGTAGTCGCAGCAGTTCATGCCTTGCGCTCCACTTTCTTGGCCAGCAGCCACTTGTCGCCGAGCTGGCGCACGCTGCGCACCCACTGGCGTTGGTTGTGACGGTTGGTGCTTGCCGGCACGTAAGGGACGTTGAAAAGCTGGCGCACGTGGCGCAGTACGGTGACCTTCATGTGAGTCCTTTCGGTGAGTTAATCCTTGCGATACCGCGTGGTTTCAAAGCCGGCCGCAGCCAGCGGAATGCCTTGCGCCCAGGTGGGTGCGGTAGCCATCATCCCGGCGAGCCGATCGACGGTGTAGCCTGGCTCGTCGGGGGTTTCGGTGAGCAGCTCGTCGTGCACCGAGAGCACGATCTCGTAGCCGGCCTGCTCGATGGCCGGCATGTTGTAGGCCAGCACATCGCGGGCGAAGGCTTGCGTCGCGTTCTCCACCAGCTTGCCGCCGTAGGTCTTGATGCGACCCCACTGGCGCGTGTACTGGTTCACGCCGAAGTACGTGATCTGCCCCTCGTCGTCGACGTCGGGATTGATGTAGCAGAGGTAGCGGCCCGAGGGCAGGCGCAGGCGCAGCCAGGCGCCATCGCGGCGCGCCTTCAGGTGCTGGCCGATCGGGAACGACTCGCCCGGGTTCTTGATGGCCAGGCGCACGGCCTCGCCGGCGGCGGCCCAGAGCGCGCGGGTGTTGGCGTGCGCATCGCGCCAGGCGGTCTTGAGCACCTCGCAGGCGACGTACACCTCCATGCTCAAGCCAAGCGTGCGCTTCTTTTTCTGCGCCCAGTTCCACATGCCGTTCGCGTTCTCGAGCGCTTCGCGGCTGGCCGTGGCCCACACCGCTTTGGCCAGGTCCTCGAGGTCCATCTGGTACACAGCAGCGAAAGTCAGAAACGCAGCGACGCCGCCCTCGTACCCTAGACCGAGCTCCATCACCTTGCCGATCTGACGCTTCTGGCCGGTGGCTTCCTTGGGGTCGATGTTGAACGAGCGACCGTAGGCCACCTTGTAAAGGTCCTCGCCCACGCCGGCGTCGAAGTCGGCGAAGGCTTTTAGCTTCCAGCGCTCGCCGGCCAGGAAGGCCAGGCCCCGGCCCTCGATGTTGGACAGGTCAGCGATGACCAGCTTCTTGCCGGGCGGGGCCACGATGCAGCCGCGCACGGTGTTGGCGGTCAGGCGCATGGTGTTGCTGAAGAACAGCTCGGCGCAGCCCGCCTTCAGCGCGTCAATGCCCTCGTCGATCTGGTCCTGCTTCATGTCAGGCCTGGGCATGTTCTGCGGCTGGAAGATGCGACCGGCCCAGCGGGCGGTGCGCTGCGCGCCTGCAAACTGCAGCGTATTGCGCAGGCGACCATCGGCGCTGGTCGCGTTGACCAGGGCCTTGTACTTGGCGGTCGATGTCTTGGTTGACTCGAGGCGCAGCGCCAGCAGCAGGCGCACGCCCTCGGGCAGGTTGGGGTCTTCAACCCGGCGGCGCAGCGTGTCGGCCTTCATGTCGGGCAGGTCGACGCCGTACTCGGCGCAGATGTAGGCGAGCAGCTGGTCGCGCTTGCTGGCGCTATGCACCAGGCCGTCGGTGGCTTCCTGGACCTCGGCCTTCAGTCGTTTTTGTTCGCGAGCGACAGCAGCAATGGCAGACTCAGCAAGAGGCACATCAACAGCAACGCCGCGATCATTAATGCACTGGTCCAAATGCCATAGGCAAAGTTCTGCATGCCCTGCTCGATAGTTCCAATTAGGAAGCCGCCCAGCAACGGCGCGCATCGCAATAATATCTTGCCTGCTGTACTCGAGGAACTCGGTCCATTCCTTGGGGTGTGTTTCACGGGTGGCTCTCCTTAGTGTTGAGTTTTTGGGGCGCGGCTTGCAGAACAGTTGGATCAGATCCTTT